AGTGAATCAATCATGCAGCGGATTGGGGGCTCAGTCAATTGGCTCATAAACAACCGCGATTTTGCTGTTTACGATTTCACGGCAAACGGAAATTTCACCGTTCCCGCTGGCATCAATTCTGTTTTCGTTTTTGGCGTCGGGGGCGGGGGCGGGGGTGGCGGGGGTTCCGGGGGTGATGCCAACACCGGGGCTTTTCCCGCTGACAACATCCCGCGCGGGGGCGGGGGCGGGGGCGGCGGCGGTGCTGCAAAAGGGGAATTGCTTTGCATCCCTGTCACCCCGGGGGCCATCATTCCAGTTGCAATCGGTGTGGGCGGAACCGGCGGGGCCGCAGGAACGGGCGGGAATTTAACGTCAACCGACGGCATGGCGGGGGTGGCTGGAAACCCATCACAATTTGGCGATTATGCGGTTTTTGCCCCGGGTGAGGGGGGAACCCCTGGAAACCGGGGCCGCTATTCGGACGCGTTCGCCGCCCTTGGTGGTAACGGCGGCGGCCATGCGGCGTGGGCGGTATTGAGCGGCGGCCAGCGCGCGGGCGGGGCGGGCGTTAATGGAAAGCAATATGGCGGCGGGAGTGGCGGGCAGGCTGCGGTTGGTGGCGGCACGGGCTTCGCCGGTGGCGCTGGTGATTATGGTTTAGGTGCCGCCGGGGGTGCTGCGGGTACGGGCGGCGGCGGTCAACCCGGCGGCGGTGGCGGCGGCGGTTCCGCATCAGTTTTCGGCAATGGCGGGGCTGGAGGAACGTCGGGTAGTTGGGATAACGCGGCGCCTGCGGTCGCTGGTGGGGCTGGAAGCGGCGAAGGTTCCGGCGGGGGTGGCGGTGGCGGGGGCGGCGCAAACGCCGTTCCTGCGGGCTATAACGGCGCCGCCGGGGGTAACGGCAAGGCTGGCCGGGTCATTGTTTTCTGCCCGAAAATGTAGGTGTACGGTTTTTTGCATACAAATCCGAGCTAAAAGTCTGTTTCTTTATATACAGTTATTCCGATAAACACAAAAACGATTTAAGAGAATAATTCATTTCGACAGTTTTCCGGCAGTCCAATGTTCATCGTCATTCTGTGCTCATGCGGGCACTACCTTATAGACACCGAAGATAAGCAAAGTGAACATTTTAATCCAATAAAGAGCTGATACAAATGTCAAGATGCTGATAGCTATCCTGGTAACCTGCCAACATACATTTGCCACTAACGAAATAGCCTTCAATTTTCCTCCCATTTATTATTGTTTTTCAAGTGAAAATCCTTTCCATCCTTGCAAGTTATCGACACTGGATTGTATGAACTGGGATAAAAACCTCCGTGACTCTCACATAATTTTTCCGCAGACTTTCTCGCTCGGCAGTATGACTTTCCTGGCCCGAAATCAACAATCCAATCGCAAGTTGAACATCCGCAAAGTAAAATAAAAATCAATGACTTCATTTCCCCTCCACCCTGATCTTTTCGAGTGCCTTCGTTGCAATTTTGTTGGTCAATGTGCTGGTCCCAACTTCAACAATGATTTCTTCCAGCGCGGTTATCGCTATGGCCAGCTTCTCTTTCAACGCGCGTAACTCCTGATGATATTGGGCCTCAATCTTGTCAAGATCATGCCGGATGGTTTCTTTCAACTCACCCCGTTCCGCCTCAACTTCCTCAAGCTTGCGACTCATGTGGTAGACCTTGTCGGTGAGGGAGTCCCGCTCCTTGATGGCGGCGTCGTAGGCGCTGCTTATAACAAGCTCGTACTCTTCACCAAGGATGTCTTTGTTTAAACGAAGACGTATTGGTTTCGGCCCTAGCCCGTCGTGTTCATTTGTCATTATTAACTCCTCTAAAGTTTTCGCTTTGATTTCTGATTGAATCTCTCGCGGAAGTGGGACGATGTATGCGCTTGTGCCGAAACAAAATTCTGGAACATCACTCACTTGGGACCTCTAAGCGTTTCCAGCCAAGTAATTCAAGAATGCCGGAAACAGAAGTGTTTGGGTTTTTATCAGCCACCGCATCAAAAGAGGTTTCAAAAGATTCCCCATCGAATTCACTCATTTCGGTTAGCGGAGAAAAGAAATCGTCTTCGATCCTAAGTTTTGCGACGTGGCCGTCTTTTGTAAACAGGTGGTGTCCTGGTTCACCCTTAAGCAATGGCTCAACCACAAAATCTATAAAATCATCCGATTGATTCTGTCCACTGATAAATTCGGAAAGCGCCTCGTGATAATCTTCATACTGATCTTTGTTGTCGTTAAAAAACAACCTAGCCGCTATTCTTCGCTTATCTTCTTTGGTTATCTCACTCATCTTCCCGTCCTCCTTCACTTGGGGTTAAATAAGCCCGCCGTCATTTGCAGGATAATCTTCGACGCCCGAATTTTCTTTTTCTTCTCTTAGAATCCGCCCGATAGTAGAAAATGAAATTTTGAATCCCTCAACCCTAAGCTTCACCTCCATGTCCCGTAAAGAAAACCCCTCATGGGCCAGAGCAAGAATACGATTCTTAGCTTTTCTAGAAACCTTCCAATCAATAGCTTTTCTGCAATGCGGGCATATCATCCCCTACTCCCTTCCAAGCCCCCAGAAAATCCAGGGGCGCGGTTATTTCAAAACATTCTTTCGCCCACACTCAGAACAAATGTTTACTTCAAAAAGTTCTATACCTTTGAAAAGCCTATTGATGATTGCGAAAGATGCGTTCATTTTTCCAGCTTCGATCTTTGATATAGTCACAGACCTAATATCGGTTAAGCGACCAAGCTCCTCTTGAGAACAGTTTTTTGCTTCGCGCTTCTTCTTCATTTCAATGCCGATATTTTTTAGGCAAGCTCTGTCTGCGTCCGTTAGTTTCATCTCACCCTCCTTTGGACTTTGGTTTACGTTTTGAAATCTGGGTTCATTTCATGACAACCTTAGCTAGATTTTCATGACAAAGTTATCATGAATCTTCAAACCACCTATGACAGAACACACATTGAGCCCGCCTAATATCTGGATAGACCGGATCAACCCAAAAATACTGCTTAAAACTTCTTTCGGCAAATCTGTGAAAGCCGAGTAAGCATTTAATTTTCCTCATCCCCAAAATCCTTTATTCTTAGCGCGGAAAGCTGCGAGAGCTGCGCAGCGAATACACTTATTAGATTGTTTAACCCTGCATCGCGTGCCCACTGTGTAAATCTGCCGACATCCTATATCCTTCAAAGCCTTCACCAACTGCTTCACACTTTCCACGTCAACGGCGGGAGTCGCTTGGTTAGCGGGATGCCCCGGATAGTCGAAGCAATTTATGTAAGGGCCAGTCCAATTGCACCTATTGCATTTTGCGTCTCCATCTGGGCGTCGTTCGATTGTCAAATTTCGAGCCTTGCAAATTGGACATTCCGGTAAGTTACATTCACTCATACTATTCCCCTTTCGGTGGCTGTGGGGTTGGCAGCCAATGTGTTGCACAGCATATAGTGTCACCGCTAAACACATCTTCCCAAGCTTTCTGTGCGTCGATCACACTTGCCTCCAAAGTAACTGCCTAAGTCTAGACACAACCCAAAAAGGATTGAGATTTGATTTTTCATTCCTAATGGCAGCGTCATAGATTTCAATTAAGATGCTTCTAACTCGATTTAGAAACTCAACCTCTGCCTCAAGTTCTCTAATTCGCTTTTCGTAGTTGTGACGACTTTTCGGGCTCATGACTCACACTCCATTTCTGCCAGGCGCTTGAACCATTTTATATTTTCGAAAAAAGTCTTAAACTCTTCGTCGTCTCTAAAAAGTCGGGATGTTATATAGTATTTGCCAGCATGAAGGTGGGCATACTGCGCCCGCATCACTTTTGGTTTTGATGGTTCGTATGGTTTTGGTGGCTCGTAGGGGAGCCAACTCGACGATAAGTTTTCAGAGAAAAAGGATATGCCGCTCTCGGTCTCGCCAATCCAAGTACCCGCACTGGTTCTCGCTATAACTTTGAAAAAATTTCTTGGTTCCCATCTACTATGAGCCACACAAAACGGAAACTTCTCGCCGCCCTCTTTGAAAATTTGTTTGATTGTTTTTGGTGTGCTCATTACTTTTTCCTCCATTCGTTTTCATCGTAAGTTGAGATTAGATACGCGAGAACGTCCAGCTGACGCTCGCGTTCGGTGGCGTCGGTGGCGTCGGTGGCGGCGTAGGTGGCGTAGGCGGCGGCGTAGGTGGCGTAGGCGGCGGCGTTGGCGGCGGCGGCGGCGTAGGCGGCGGCGTTGGCGGCGGCGGCGGCGTAGGCGGCGGCGGCGGCGTAGGCGGCGGCGCAGGCGTAGGCGTATGCTTGAGCACTAACCGCGCAGTCAATCGCGAACGTTTCAACGAGTTCTCGCGGCATCAACCGCACAGAAATCCATATTTTGTCCTCTGGAGTTATTTTCTTTAAAGCTAAAAATCCTAGAATGTCTCCGTCCCACCCAGGGTAGTGTTGCTTCCAGTTGTCAAACCTATCTTGGCAGGGTTTAAGTCTTGAAATTACTTTAGCATTAATTCTGATTTTCATTTCTTTTCCCTTCTCTCGGCTAAGTACCTCTTACAAGCCGCGATAAACAAGTCATGCCAAGTTAGCCCGTCCGCATGAAGGGCCATTTTTACCCGCGCAGCAAGAACGGGATCAATACGAAGGGCCACATTGGTCTTTTCCGCTGTGCGGGTTTTCTTTGGCAAAAATTTCAAAAGGCGGGATTTCATTTCTTTCCTTTCTTAGAACACTCGTTTTTCAGGTAACTAAAAAAGCGCGTTTGGTCCCAATGGTCAAGGCCTCGCGCAAAAGGCCGCAAAAGCTTTATTGCCTGCACAATATCGGGGTGGAGCTTTTTGATTTTCATTTCTTTACGCTTTTGCGCGCGGGCTTCACGCACGCAAATCTTTTGCGCTTCGTAATTCATAGATTCCTGGGCGGTCGGGTGAAGCGTTTGGATTTCGGGGCGTTCTGGAAATGCGCATTTGATTCTGCCCTCTTCCGACACTAGATAGCTCTCACCAAAATAAATTCCCCTAATGCCTGTGAAATGGTATGACTCTCCTTCCCCGTCACGGAAAACCTGGACAATTTTGTTTATGACGGTTATTTGCTCACCCAAAAACAAAATTTCCTTGGTGTATATGGATTTAGCACTCATTGCACGCCCCCCTGTCCTTCGCCCAGATATAAAATGCGGGATTTCATTTTGGCCTCCTAGCAAAAATTACGAAGCCACCCCACACTCGCCCATAGTACCAATCAATCCCAGTGCGCGAATCATTCAATAGAGCAACTGCATCTTCGGCCTCAACCTCCGAGGTTACTTTGAACACCTCAATATCATTTCCAGGGTCTTCTTCCATTTTATCTCGGGCAATCTCGACGCAGGCCCCAACGTCCAAATGCAGTTGTATTCCATCTTTGAGTTCTTTCATTATTCACCTCCTATTATTTTTCGTTTTTGCCGACCGCTCTCGTAATATCTGGAAAATTGGGTGTCTTATTGGCAAATCGACTTACATCCCCCTTACATTTTCAGAATAGCAAGCTTTCCGGCAAAATGCACGCAATTTTGCGTTATTGTCTCAAACCGGGCCGAACTATTTCCTATAACGGGGGCCTCGCCAACCTTTTGCCTCTATTGGCATTCCCATTGCCCATTTAGGGGGCTCACATAGAATTTTTACAAATTCCTCTAAATCACCCCCACCAATTTGACGCTCGCAAATGCCCTCATCGTGTACTGCAAAAAGCCCCCTATATCCTCGCTTTTCGAGACGAAGCAAAGCAGGCATCATTAAATCTCGTGCGGTGGCCTGAACAATATTCTCCGTTAGGGTTCCGCCCCAAGTTCTTTCAAGGGCGAGCTTCTTTTTGCTTTTGTCGAGTCCCATAAATTCCAGTGTCTTACGGGGGCCGTATTCGGTCTCACGCCATGCAATTTGGGGTTCCCGGTAGGCCAAACGCCGTCCAGAAGGCAGCTCTATCCAGAGAAAATTATTTTCGCAGAAAAACTTACATTTGTTTACATACCAAAACCCCCCATTTTCGACAGCCCCGACGGCGGCTTTTTCAACGGCTTTCCACATTGCAGGCACGGCAGGATTGGCGGCCCGGTAATTATAAACCGCATCCCTCGCTTGCTCATCTGTTAGTTTTAGCCGATGCATATCCCAAGCGGTTGACTTAAATTTTGGTGGACCCATCCCGAATTGGCACCCCAAAATTTGAGCCTTACCAAGCTGTCGGTCGAGACTATCCTCTTCAATTTCTTCATATTTTTTGCCGGTATTTTGTGCGGCCTGGTATTTGTAGGGGTCTTTGCCTTCTCGTAAAATTTTTAGCCCCGGCACATTGTCAGCGAGAAACCAACAAACCGCGACCTCGATTTTTGAAAAGTCAGCAACAAACAATTCACAGCCTTTAGAGGGGAGTATCAAGTTCCGAAGTATCGCGGAAAAAACCAAACCCAAATCAGGGCCGTACAAAATTTTAAGCATCTCGGTGTCGCATTCAACAACATTTTCAACCGTCGCGTAGGGCCGGGCTTTATCAACCTTCATTAGACCGCGCGGGAAATTATGGATTTGTATTCCTGTGCCCGTGTCCCTCCCAGTAGAAGCTCCATGATAAAGCGTGAGGTCCCGCACGCGCCCGTCAGTATTCATCCGGTTTAGAAAGGAATAATATTTTTTGGTGGACGAGAGCGAAAGTGCTTTTCTAATTTCCAGAAGCCTTCGCCCGTCTTCGGTTAGGATAAATCCATCAAGGTTGTCTTTTACCGTACTGGCTCGCATATCGGGTAAATTAATACCGTCTAGAGCCAAAAATTCCAGAATTGATTTTACTGCGCCGGGTTTGGTAACGAGACCCATCGTCAACTTGTCAAGCTCTTTTAGTTTTATTTTCTTATCAGCTTCCATGATGCCAACAACTTTTTGAACGGTCTCAATATCGACCGCAAGCCCCCGCCAATTGAGAGCTTGGTTGTAATGCCAAAGTTCCAGCTCTGAGGGAATAAGATCAGGAAGCACGTCGTCCAGTTCTTCCTCGGCCCTCACGTCTATTTTGCAATACTGATACAAAACCTCGTAAACATCCGGTGCGTCTTCGGGAGTAATAAAAACCTTTGGTTCCGGTGCGGCAGCAATGGCGCGCTTTTTAGCACCAAGTTTTTTGCCTTGCAAAAGCTCCTCGTTTGCTTTCTTCCAAGCGTTCCATGCTCGCGTCGGCTTGCAGGTGAGCATCATCGCATTATAGCCGCGCTTGTCTTTTTGAATTGAAAGCCGCATTGCTTCACCCGCGCCCTCTAAATTGCGGGGCAGAGCGCAGGCGGCGGCTTTTGCCGCCGTACAACGTCGAAGGCGCTGCGGAATTGGGGGCCAGCCGTACCGTTTGACAAGGATATTGTCGTAAATACAGCGCTCAAAAAAAGAGTTGTGGGCTGAAAATTCGTATTCGTCCTCAATCCAACCGCACCAAAGTTTTTTCAGGCGTTCAGGCTGTTCCGCCCAGGGCCGATTGACTGCGTAGTAGTCCAGAAAATAAATTTTCTTTTCGCCATGTTTTTTAAAAGCCAGACAAGTTGGGCGGGTTGATGGGTCGAGACTATATTTATAGGCAGCTTCTTTTTTGAGATTTGATTTCGATTGAGTTTCGAAATCATGGGTTATGCGTTTTTTCAAAACGGGCACCCACCTGCAAAATAACAACAGTTAGAAACCTCGTGTCCCCCCGGGCGACGGTTTAGCTTATACAGCCCTAATATTTGTTTTTCGGTAAGAAAACCTTTTCGCTTAAAATGTTTCTCGCATGAAGTAACAAATGACTGCAGTTCTGCATTGCCCGCGTTTTCACGGCCAAACTTTATTGCGTTTTGTGCCGAGGTAACTTTCTCTTTATTCTTTAAAACACAATAGACCGCAAAAGTTTGGATCATAGCACAACCTCTATTGTCACCTTGGTTTTCTTTCCGACGAAAGACGACAGAGCGTGGTGGCTAATACTCGTTGGAATTGTGATTGCGAACAAAAGCTTTCCAACTCTTTCAAAAAACGCTCCCTGTTCAATTGGCATTTTGTCTGGCTCCGCGACAACAAATTCCGTCGCCCAATAGGTTGTAAACTCTTTTTTAATATTCTTGATGGCCCGCTCGTCCGCCACTACTCCAGTGCTGAATGACATTTTGCTCTCCTTGTTTTCTTTGGTTCAAATTGCGGGGCCTCTAGTATGCCGGGCGCCGTTCTAGTTAGGGCTTACCCCAAGCGGCCCCGCAATTTCAACCAAGAAAGAGGCGGCGCAAAAACGCCGCCCCGTGAAAATCATGTGAAATCGTCGCTATCGCTGTCGCTGTCGCTGTCGCTGTCGCTGCCGCTTTCGCTCTCACTGTCGTCAACCAATTTTCCAAACACTTGCCCAACGGGTTTCTTACCGCCAAAACTTTTGGCGTCTCGTGTTTTTTGAATGTGGTCCACGATGAGCTGAACGCCTTGCTTGCCCATATATTCCCAAACTCGTGCGTAAATATACGCCCTCGCATAACATCCCGGATAAAAAGCCGATGCCTGCGTGATTTCCTTCATGTTTTGATCCACCACGGTCGGTTTGCTATCTTCGTTCGACGTGGCTTTGATAACCCAATGGCCTTCATAGCCCTCTTTCCGTTTGCCGGTTTTTTTGTCCACTCCGGCCTTGCCGTCGCCGTCTTTCACCGGGCTTTCCAAGTCTTCCGGCCACTCAGACTTGTCTGGCCCGAACGCGACAACTTTGGCGTTTTTAATTAGGGTTTTGAGGGAAATTTCGTTTCCCTCGTCGTCTTGACCCATCAAATCACTGTCCTTTGAAATCAGCATCGTGATTTGAAACTTCGGTTTGTCCGTGGGTTTTGCCGCTTGCGCTTTGAAGACGTGCGGGTAGCTCACCCGAAATTCGGGGCTAATCATTCGCGTCACAATTTCATTGTTTTTTGCCATAAAATTTTTCTCCTTTTTCGCTGTTTAAAAAATTATCATCTCATTACCGTTAGTGGTGCTGTCTGAGAGAATTTCGTCCTCGAACAAATTACGTTCGCCTTCTGGTTTTCTTCTTTTTCTTTTCTTTGCGCCATGAGGCTTCGCTCTCGCCTTCGCCTTCGTTTTTTGGCGTTTCCTCCTTTTGCCCATTTTTTCCTTTCTTTAATCTAAAAATTTCAACCGCCTTGTCCAATTTCGCCTCTCGTTTCAGCGGGCACCGCGTCTTTGCTTTGCACCAAAAACACCACTCGCCTTCTTTAAACTTGCGCGGGTTGCGTTCCACATTCAGCACGGCCTCACGAAATATTGGCTCATAGGCCCTAAGTTCTGAAATAGAAATTTCCCAGAACACCGGCCCGTCGTAACCTCTAATTCGTGGCTGAATTACCCAGAACCTCACACGTTTAAAATTCCAGCGATATAAAAAGGCAAGACCTAGCCCGTAAAAAATCATCTGCAGATTTTCCTTCGGACTAATTGTCTTCTGCCCGTACTTGTAGTCGAAAACGTGCAGAGTTCCGAAATGATCCAAAATGGCGCCGTCAAAAGTGCCGAACATTTCCTCATGAATAAATTCCAGAAAAATTTTGGTTTCAATCAAAAGTTCTGCGGATTTCGCCATTTTTATCATAAACCGCGCGCTATCGAGCGCGTGCCGCATCATCTCGCGCGTGACTTCCTTATCGTCACGAAACAAATCCCTCAATCGAGAAACGGGAACATGATTTAAAAGCGCGCGTATCGTTTTTTCCAGAACCTCGTGCGCCTTGGTGCCCGCTTTCGAATATTGATTTTCCCGGTCGGGAAGACCCTCCGATAGCTGAACACTCCCGGGGCAATTGAACCATCGGGTGGCGGCACTGGCCGCAAATTTCGAATGCGCGCGCTTTTTGTGCTCCATTATTCCTCTTTCATAACCCGAATTAGTTCGGCGTAGTCGCTTTCTTCAATTTCGGAAACAGATTCCGTTCCGAAATTTTCCTTAAGCAACGCCAACACTTCTTTCCGCCCTTTCTTTCCTCCGGCAGCGGCTCGCTCCTTACACGCATCATTGCAATCGTCAATGGTGAGCTTTTTGGCTTTGCCCTTTTTGGCGGGCTTGATGTCCTCTTCCTCCTCGTCGTCGTCATCAAAGGCTTTTGGTTTCTTGCCTTTGCCTTTGACGGGTTTGTCCTCCTCGTCTTCGTCGTTTTCGCTCTCTGTTTCTTCCGGGGCTTCCTCCTCGTCGTCGTCATCAAAGGCTTTTGGTTTCTTGCCTTTAGTGGGCTTGATGTCCTCTTCGTCGTCGTCGTCAGACACGACAGGGCCATTCAACGTTTCGAGTTTTGCGAGAGCCTTCTCTAAACGCTCAAGCCAGCTTTTACTCTCTGCACCAACTAGCAGCGCAATTTCCAATTTAGACATTTTTCTTTCTCCTTTTTCTGCGCCCTTTGTTGGGCGCGGTTTTTTGTCCAGAAGGACGTTTGTTTTTGATGTTCAGTAATTCACTTCGGCACTGGTACATAGGTGGCGGCAAAAGCAGTCTCTCTGTTTTGAACCAGTAATTGACCCCAAATAAATACTTGTAGAAATGTCTATCAACCCAATGAGAAGCAGGTTGCTCAATATCGAAATGAAGCGTATCGCAGAAAAAACAAAGAAACCTCAACCACCAAGGGGCGTCTGTAAGATAATGAAAGACAATCCCCCTGTTCGACCCGCGTTTATGTATAAAAAAGCGCGCCATTTTTAATGCCCCCTCTTTTTACTCGGCCCCGAAGGAATTTCGAAAGAATTTCGGACGCCAATTTGGGCAATTTCGACGCGAGCGCGGCTATCTGCTTTTATGGCCTCAATTTTCATTCCGGTTATAAATGCCACAAAAACAGCTCCAATAAGAACGCCCCAAATAAAAGCGGAAGCTTCAATTTCAAATTTCATTTCAGTTTCTCCGTTCCGTCCGTTCCGTAGGTAACCACGGGACCTAATGGCGGAAAAGTCCGCAATGGATTTGCAATAATCTCTACTAATCTGTTCAGAGTTAGAAGGTATTGCTCAATAATTTTTCTATGTTCTTCTACCCGAGGCTGTTCCGCCAACCAAACTTCGTGGCGCAATTCAGTTAGTCGATCCGCTTTTTCCGCCTTCGCTCTAATACCCGCCATTTGGGAGTCAACCCCGTCATAGATTTTCTTTAATTCTGCGTTCAATTCAATTCTTAAAATCTGAAATCTAGCCTCAATTTGTTGTTTAATAAATTCTTCCATTGGCACCCCCGCAGTCGTTTCGTCTTCCCTTTTGTCTTCCATTTCAGTTTCTCCCTTCTATGATTTTTCTTACTCGTTTTTGTTTCACAAACAATTGTCTCATTACTGGTTCGTCCATTGAATGCGGAGCCACCAAATACTCGCATCTCACCGAAAGAGTTTGCGCCCGGCCCTTTCGGCTCGCTCTTTTTTCACATTGTTTATTAAGTTCATCAGTCCAACTCGGTTCGACGAAAAAAACGCGGTCGGCCTTCTGTAAATTGTTGCCCCGACCCATCGCCAAAATGTTGCCCACAATGCTCCGAATCCGCCCGCTCTGAAAATTGTCATATATCCGATTCCTTTCCTTCATCGCTGTGCCGCCTATGATAAGCGCGCTTTCTTTTAAGCCCTCGTGTAGCGCTTCCGCAACTTGTCTATGCCAAGCAAACACCAAAATTGACTCGTTTTCATCTTCCAGCCGCTCGCGCAGATACTTCAAGGCCCAAGGAACTTTCCGTAATCCCAGCTCTCTTCTAAATTTCGCTAGCTCCCCTCCGCAACTGTCTTCGCTCAAATCAGAAAACCTCAAATTCCCGAGGTTAGATTTTTCCCATTTCCTTTGCGTCAGCGACCTCACGTCCTCGCTCATAAACAACATTGAACGTAAACGTTCCGGGTGGTCCAGCTCATCTTCATTGACAACGTTCATGAAATTTCGGGTGAGTTTTCGATGTAATTCTTTTTCGTTACTTGAGCCACGATATTCCCACTGTCCGAATTCGTTACAAGTGGGGCCACAATATATGTACCCAAAATCGTCTTGGTCCATGAAGTCAATTGTCTGAGGACTTAGCGCGAATGTGGGCGCCCAGATTTCCATAGGCCGGTTTGGAATTGGTGACCCATCGAGAAAAACCACGTGTGCGGCTTTTTGGAAAATACCTCTGAAGCTTTTCTCACCATTTGAACCGCCGTAAAAAGCGAGGCTTCTCTCTGAAAAGGCTTCCTTAAACCGGCTCGCTTCGTCAACCGCTATAAATTTTATTTTCTTTTTCTCGAGAATAAATTTTTGCACCCAATCGCGGGCTAACAATGAGTCGGGAACAATGACAATGTCGCTTCTCTGCGCCATGGTTTCTTTTTCGCTGCTCAGAGGCACAACCCCAACCGAAACCCAAACACCTAGTTTTTCAGTCCACATGGAAATTTCTCGTTTCCAATTTTCGGTGAGCGAGGGGGGAACAATAAAAAAAGTGACGCCCGGGGCCTCGCACAGCAAACTTGCAATAATAGCTTGCGCTGTTTTTCCGGCCCCGGGCGCATGAGCGAGATATGAGCGCTTTCGGCTCAATATCCATTTGACACCGTCTCTTTGGTGGGGATCGAGAAAAGGAAGCGGCGGCAAATTTTTTGGCAGAGGTACTTTTTCATTGAGAGCGTGATTTAAAATCTTTTCTACAACTTCATCAGCACAGTGCCGGTATGTTACCGCCGCTCCCAAATTTTTTGTTTGATAAGCGCTGGGGCCGATTTTTTCCCAACGTTCGTCTGGCCGTGACGGGGCTCCTTTCAAAATAAACTCTGAGGTCTCGAAATTAAAAGAAATTTTCATGAGCTTCCAAATTTACGCGGTTAACAAAATTTTTTCTCGCCTTGCCAAGCTTTATTTTTTGCCTATTATTGTGTCAACGCTAAAATCTTTATCACAAAGGAAAACAGGAAATGACGCAAAAACTCAGACGAAGAAAACCCCTGACACTTGTCGATTGGATCAATGAAACCGGGGTTTTAAAAGTGTCAAAATTATTAAGTGTCGAACAGAGCACTGTGCGTCATTGGCGTTGCGGCCATTGTCTCCCCCGCACTGATCAGATGCGCGCAATAAAAAAATTGTCGCATGGGCGCGTTGGCTATGACGAAATCATTGACGGCGGGGTGCAGGCATGAAAAGGGCACCAAATTCAAGGGTTTTCCAGAGCGCCACATATAAAGAGGCGCGGCGCCTTTACAAACTAGGGCTTGCAATACATTGGCTTCACCCAAAAAGCAAAATTCCAATTGAGAGCGGGTGGGGGACGGGCGAGAGAAAAAGTTGGGGATACCTAACAGAGACATATATAGAGGGCCTTAACCTCGGCGTGCGACTTGGAACCCCATCAAAACTTAGTGGCAAGTTTCTTGCCGTCATCGACGTTGATGTTAAGTCGAAAAGCCCTCACCATTTGAAGGAAGCTCTAGCGGCTGTGCGAAAAATGGTTGAGCCGGAAGATTTGCCAATGGTGAAAAGCGGGCGCGGCAATGGATCTAGGCACTATTATTGTCTCACTGAAAAGCCTTTTAAAACCTTCAATCCGTTTGTCAGTGAGGAAAAGGTTCGAGTGCGTTCGCCCAGTAAAAAACCAAGCAAGAAAGAAATTGAGGAACTAGGCGAAGTCGAAATCGCAAAGGGCACCCGTATTGCCAATGCTTGGGAAATTTCACTTTACAGTGACGGGCGACAAGTTGTGCTACCGCCTTCAATTCACCCCGACAGTGGCGAGCAATATGTATGGCAACGAATTTTAAAAGACACTGAAAGCCTGAAGGTTGTCTCTTTCGATGCTTTCATAGGGGGAGAAAAGGCCGGGGTCAAGAAAGGGGAACTAGAGGGTTTTGTTCCGGTTGGCGATATTGATCTTGAGTGGCTTCCAATTTCTCATGAGATGAGGAGGGCAATAAAAAATGGTGAGGGGGTGAATGATCGGTCCGGCTTTTTATTGAAGGCGTCCACGGCACTACTGAGTGCGGGCCTTGATAGAAACGAGGCGCTTAGTGTCCTAACCGACAAAAAATATTTTTTAGGGGCCGTGGGATTTGAACACGCGCAGACAACAAATAGAGCAAAAGCCGCCGCATGGGTATATAAGTACACCTTCGCGCGGGTTGAAGAGGAAAGAAATCCGGCCAAAATTTTTGGCGGAAAGCCATTTAAGGAAAGCCGGAAAATAAGTGAAGAGGAAAAAGAGGCCAATGCCGAGGAACTAGCCGGTGATTCGTGGCGGCATGATCTAGACCGCACCGAGAAGGGAAAAACGCGCGCTACTTTAAAAAATATTGACCTCATTTTCTCGAACAAAATGAAGGGCGAGGTTTTCAAAAAAGATTTGTTCGCCAACCGAACAAGCTACGGAGTTAATACGCCGTGGGGTGGAAAGGCGGGCGAATATTTGACAGACGTTGACCTTATATTAGTAAAGCGCTGGCTCGCTGACACCGAATTTGGCATTGAGCCCGCCACGGCAGCAATATTAGAAGGGACTAGTTTAATTGCGCACCGGTATAGAACGCACCCGGTGAGAGAGTGGCTAACAAGTTTGAAGTGGGACGGGGTTTCGCGCATCGGCTCATGGCTAAAAGATTGTTGTGAAGCCGAAGCGGCGGAACCGTATTTGTCGGAAATTAGCAAGCTTTTTCTATTAGCCATGGTGAAAAGGGTTTTTGAGCCCGGTTGTCAATGGGATTACGTTTTGATCTTAGAGGGTGAGCAGGGCAAATATAAATCGTCAATTGCTCGCGCCATTGCTAGCGACAAATGGTTCATGGATAACCTCCCCGACCTCAAAGACAAAGACGCAATGTTAAACTTACAGGGAAAATGGCTCATTGAACTAGGCGAATTAACGAGCATTAAGCGAACTGATTTTAACCAGGTTAAGGCGTACCTCGTGCGCCGCTACGATAACGTGCGCCCTCATTATGGGCGCATTACCGAGGACGTGCCGAGACAAAGCGTTTTCATTGGCACCGTCAACGAGGGCGAGTATCTGAAAGACCCAACGGGCAATCGCCGCTATTGGCCGGTAAAGGTTGGCGAATGCAACGTTGATAAGCTGAAAGGCATTCGCGACCAATTATTTGCCGAAACAATGCACGTTTACCAAAACGAAAACCCTATTCTCATGTTAGGCAAAGCGGCAACCGCGCAAGCGCACGAGGCCCAAGAGGACCGCCGAGTTGACGACGATGAAAGCGAAATGCGCGAGGCTTTGCTTGAATTTATGGGCGCCGAGGGGGGCAAAAATTTCGACTTTTCGCGGTTCAAAACTAAGCAATTATTTGTTGGTCCTTTCGCGCCTTGGGGGCGTTGGGCGGACAAAGGTTGGTGCCTACAAATTGCGTCTCAAATTTTGCGCAAATTAGGCTTTGAAAAATCGAAAATAAAAGGGCAACGAATTTGGCAAAAAAGCCGAAATTGGTCGGAAAATGGGGGGCACGGGGGGCAGGGGTCAAAAATTGAGGAAATCGAAAATGACTTTTTTTAGGGGCAGGGGGGGCACTAGGGGGGCATATTACTTTTTAGGAGTGTGCCCCCCACGTTTTCAGAGGGGGAAATCACCAAAGGGGGCAGGGGGGGCATATTTTTCTATTAGTAAGGTTTATAATACTAAAATAGGGTAAAAATAGGCGAAAAACGGGCCTGCGCACGAGCCCGCGCGAGAGATTCCTAAAGACTCTATAAGAGGGGGGTGCCCCCCGCCCCCCCTGCCCAAACCAGAAATTAAGGTAAAAGTCGGGTAAAATTTTAGACAAAAAAGAGGGGCCAAAAAATGGCAAAGAAAAAGGTTGAAAAAGTTGACGGTTTGGGGCCAAAAGAAATCGCACAAATAAGGGTCGCTTTGCGAAAAGTTTGGTCCTGGTCTCACGCGCGCCGTTTGGTGATAAAAAGGTGCGAAGGAAAAGGCGGTTTTAGTTTTTGCGAGAAATGCAAAAAGCGAGCGCCGAAAATATTTGTTGACCACCTAAAAAAGTGTGGTGAGGTTGACGACGGGTATATTAGGCGGCTTTTTGTTTCGTCGGATAAAATGCAGGGGCTCTGTAATAAGTGCCACAACAAAAAAACGAAATGGGAAAAAGAAAAGGATTTTTATTGACAACTGTTTTTGGTTTTGAGATATGCCCGGCCCTAACAGAAAGGAAAATTTATGTTTAATGATATTTTTAATCAACGCATAGGCAAGTTGGTTGTCGATTTGAGGAATGCGAAGGGTATTAGCCAAAAGAGTTTGGCGGACAGACTAAAGTTTTCGGCCCAGTTTATGGGCCGTATCGAAAAAGGGGTTGCACGGTTTCCAAAGCCATCATTAAAGCGCGTAGCGCGAATCCTGAACATTTCGCCTCAAACGGTCGAAAGAATTGCGGGTGAATCGGCATTGGCCTACGCGAAAATTGTGATGGAAGGTAGGAGGTAAATAGATGGGCGCCGTAGTTGTCATAGGTTTTTTCGCACTGATAGCTTTTATTGTCAGAGAAATTTTTGCGTACCGAAAGGTTAAACTTGATTCCGATATGCAAAAAGAAATCGAAAATTTAACAAAGGAGAATGATATGCTAAAGACTTCACTTAAATTGGCTTTATTTATCGTACTAGGTCTCGGTTTGCAAGCTTGCGGTTTTGAACAAGTTGATGAGGGTTATCGCGGTGTAAAAACAGTATGGGGTCGGGTTGAGGGCGAAGCTCTAACCCCCGGTCTTTATTTTTACAATCCGGTTTCTAGCTCAATTTTTGAGATGAGCGTGAAAGAGGAGAAATGGGAATTTAAAACCGCAGCGTTTACTAAAGACACACAAACGGTGACGGTGGAAATTATGATTACCTACTACCCGGAGCAAACAGCAATTCAGGCAATCTATTCCCAATTCGGACGTGACTGGTCTGAAAAAATATTAGCTCCCGTTGTTCTGGGCTCCCTTAAGGATTCAATTGGGCAATATGTTGCTGACGATTTGGTAAACAAACGCGAGGCCGTAAAAAAAGCGGCGGAGTTGGAAATAAGAAATGCTCTTACCGCAAAAAAGGTCAACGTGACCGGACTTAATATAACCAATTTAGACTTCGACGATGCCTACGAAAAAGCCGTTGAGGACAAGGTTATAGCCTCGCAAAGAGCAATTGAGGCAAAAAATAAATCGGTTCAAGTCAGTGAGGAGAGCAAACAGGTAGTTATGCGTGCGCAGGCCGAGGCAGAAAGTATGAAAATCAGGGCGCAGGCTTTGAGTCAAAACAAAGCGTTGGTGGAATATGAAGCCGTTCAGAAGTGGAATGGTGTTTTGCCGCAATACCAATTTGGCAGCTCGACGCCTTTTATCAATCTTTCGAAATAGGGCCGCTAACCGGCGTTATGTGGAAATGACCTGTTTTGAATTTCACTGGGCAGTTACTTTTGTTGTTTGGGCGCTCATTCTTTTGGGCGCCCTCATAGCAAAAATTTTTCGAGGGTAATAATCATGAGCGCATCTTTCCCTCTCGGTGCCGTCGGGGTTTCACAAAAACATTGCCCGCGCTGCGGCGGAATATTCTTTGCAACGGATTTTCATCAATTTGGTCGGCGCACAAAAAGCGTTTGCGAGAATTGTTTTGTCGTTATGGCAAAGGACTACCAAAGAGAACGGCCTAAGCGCTGGGCTAATACCGTGGCGCGGCTTCGCTCATTTTCTCGACTCGCAAAAAGTCTTGAAATTCAAAACTAGCCTTTTGATTTTCGGGGCGCGTGGTTTCATTGGGGCCAATGAAATGCGCTCTTATCATTCCCGACGTTCACGCCCCTTTTCATTCGCAGCGGGCTTGGGACGTGATGCTCGCGGTTGCGCGTGACTTACGCGGAGAGGGATTTCATCAGGGGCCGGACGAAATAGTTTGTTTGGGTGATTTCATTGACGCCTATAATCTTTCCAGCCACGGGTCGCGCAACCCGCGCGTAACAATCAATCTTGAAAAAGAAATTTTTGAAGCCAATTTGTTGCTCAACCAACTTGACGAAGCTTTCCCAAACGCCCGAAAAGTTTTTATTGAGGGCAACCACGAAACCCGTCTTGAGCGGTTCATTTTGCAAAACGCGAGTGCCCTTTTTGGCGTCACCGAGATCAAGCGACTTTTAAAATTTGGTGAGCGCTTAAGGTGGGAATGGATTCCCTATGGGCCAAATCAAGCTTATAAAATTCTGGGCTCGAATGTTTTGGCCCGGCATGAATCTTTGCGAACAACGCCCGCCTTGACTATTCGGGAAGCCGGGTCAAGTCTTTTTTACGGCCACATTCATCGGCGGGAGTTTGTGTCAAAAAATAATCTAGACGGCACCAAACTTTTTGCGGGTTGTCCGGGGTGGCTTGGTAATTCTCGCGCTTTGGCGTTTGAATACGTCAGGGGCATTCCAAATTGGCAGATGGGGTTTGCGGTCCTGTTTTTTGAAAAAAACGTGCCTTACCCCTTTTTTGTTCCGATAAACGACGATTTTACGGCGGTCTGGGGTGGAAAAGTGTATCGTGGGTGAGAAGGCCGTCCGTGGCCCGGCGCGCCATCCGTGGCCTTAGTTCAGTTTACTTGACTCGACCTTGAAAATCCTTAAAAAGTCTGAAATTATTTCAGGACATAAACTAACGCGTTGCATTGGGAAAATAAGTATGGCCGCGAAAAAATCAAAGAAGAAAAAGCCAGTTGAAAAAATAAAAACAAAATTGCGCAATGCTGATGGGCTTTCGCCTAAACAGGCGGAGTTTGTTAAACAGTATTTGATTGATAAGAACGGGGTGCGGTCGGCGATGGCGGCGGGTTACGGCAAGAGCTACAACGCTGCAAACGTATATGCAAATCATCTATTACAAAACCCTAATGTTAATAAAGCTATCATGAAAGTTTTGGATGCTAACCTATTAAAGTTGAGCAAAAAAGTAGAGCGGGTCGGCATAACAAAAGAGCGGTGGCTAAAAGAACTTGCCCTGATCGGTTTTGCCGAAATGAAACAGTTTGCGAGGGTAACAAAACGAGGCGTTGAGCTGACCAAAACCGACAAACTCGAAGATGGGTTAACCGGCGCAATTAAAGCATTGAAACAATCGGTGAGTGCGCAAGGCGGGTCACAATCGCTAGAACTGCATTCAAAACTCCCCGCGCTTCAAATGATTGCCGATCATTTCGGCTGGACAAAACAACGTGTTGAGCATTCGGGCGACCCCGAAGGCGTGCCAATAAAATTTCAAGGCATGACTGATGAACAACTTTTAGCGCGCGTGCAGGAATTGGCTGGACTCTTAAAGAAACCAGAAAGCTCGAATGAATCGTGAAGTCCGAATCGAGAGCGCGCTAATTTATTCTGAATTGGTTGCGAGGCAAGCAAGGCGCGGTGATTTCACTTCATTCATCAAACTCATGCGCCCGGAATACCGGGTTGAGTGGTTTCACGCCGTAATCATAAAAAAACTTGAAGACTTTTTGCAAAAGAAAATTCCGCGCCTCATGGTATTCATGCCCCCACGCTATGGCAAAAGTGAGTTAACTTCCCGCATGATGCCCTCTTTCATTCACGGGCTTTTTCCTAACGACCAGATACTAGCAGGCTCCTACAATGACACGCTTGCAAGCGAATTTACGCGCGACGTGCAACGTTTAGTCGATTCGGACACCTATCGTTTTATTTTCCCCCAAACAAAAATTATTGCAGACGGAAGCGCAGGGAAATACGCACGCACCTATTCCAAGCACGAGCTAATTCCAATTGGTGATTTTGTTCCAAAGGGTACCTACCGTTCTGCGGGCGTGGGCGGCACTTTCACAGGCCGAGGCGGCAATTGGGTTTTGCTTGATGACCTAATCAAAAATAGGGAAGACGCGGAAAGCGAGGCGTTCCGTAACAAGGTTTGGGACTTTTACACGTCATCAATTCGAACACGTTTAGAAAAAAATGGTTCTATTTTGCTCACCATTACTAGGTGGCATGATGACGATTTGGCAGGTCGCCTTTTGAAATTGGCGAAAGAGGACCTCAACGCCGATCAATGGGAAGTTGTGAAATTCCCCGCAATACGCGAAGATAACGCCTGCGATTATGACCCCCGTCAACCAGGCGAGGCGCTTTGGCCTTGGAAGTTTTCTTTGCAAGAACTGGAGGCCGCAAAGGCAGCCAATGCGCGCGACTGGGCAGCACTTTACCAACAACGGCCAACGGTTGAGCAGGGCAATCTTATCAAGCGCGATTGGTGGCAATACTATGAGCAAATTCCTAGTTCCGAAATTTTGAATATCATTCAGTTTTGGGATTGCGCGCAAAAAGTTGGACTTTCGAATGATTTTTCTGTGTGTGCAACATGGGCTAGGACTAGAAACGGTTTTTTGATACTCGACGTTTGGCGCGGTAAACTTGAAGCCCCCGATCTTGAAAGAAAAGTGCAATCACAATTTGCGGCATTCAAGCCAAGTGCAGTCGTGATCGAAGATAAATCAAGTGGCTCAAGCCTAATTCAAAATCTTCGACGCTTCACAACAATTCCAATTTTGGCCTATGATCCGGGCCGTTTTGACAAAGGGGTTAGACTTTCGGCGGCGGCGCCAACAATTGAAGCAAAAAAAGTTTTCTTGCCTAAAAGGGCAAGTTGGGTTGAGACTTTTATCGCTGAGCACGAAAATTTTCCGGGGGAGCACGACGACCAATGCGACACGACTTCAATGGCAATTGATTTTTTTAATAAAACAACGGGCCTCGCGCCGTCGATAAGGACACTCTAAGCATGGGTTTTTTTGATTGGTTTAAACGAAAAGAGTCACCTACACGCATTTCACTTTTACTGAACCAAGTTGGGCAAGCGCAGCCCACCCCAAAAAATTATGAGAATTTTGCAAAAGAGGGCTACGCAAAAAACGTCATAACCTTCCGCTGCATCAACTTGATTGCAAATTCTTGCGCTAGCGTTGAGTGGGATCTGTATCAAAAAAGTGCGGGACGAAGAGGACAAAAAACCGAGATTGAAACGCACCCGCTTTTGTCTCTTATTGACCGGCCCAATCCTTTGCAGAGCAAAACTAGTTTTTTCCAGAGTTTGATTTCTTATTTTGTCATGACGGGAAACGGGTACACTCACGCAGTCGGGCCAGCGAAGAATGCGCCGCCTCTGGAGTTATGGCCGCTTGAGCCGCAATTTACAAAAGTCATTCCTTCAAAAAACGGATATGTTCAGGGCTATCAATTCGACTCGCCTTCGGGTCAAATAATTATTCCGGTTGATTTCATCTCAATGAAAAGCCCAGTGCTGCATCTAAAAACATTCAACCCGCTTAGCCCGCTTTACGGCATGAGCCCAATCGAGGCCGCGATGTTGTCTATCGACCAACAAAATGCAGCTTCCACCTGGAATTTGGGCCTTTTGAAAAATAGCGCTACCCCTAGCGGCGTTCTAACTGTCGAAGCGACAGACCTCAATCCTTATGGGGCGCTATCAACTGAACAATTTGACAGGCTCAAAGAACAAGTGGAGCAGCGTTATTCGGGTCCACAAAACGCAAAACGCCCGATGATTTTAGAGGGAGGGCTCAAATGGTCGCAGATGTCAATTGACCCGGTTGACATGGAATTTATCAAAGGAAAAGAATTGACGACCCGGGAAATCGCTAACGCATTTGGTGTGCCGCCGATGCTCTTAAATATTGCTGGAGATAACACCTACGCCAATTATTCTGAGGCGCGTTTGGCGTTTTATGAGGATACTGTTCTTCCAATTTTGGATTTTGTGAAAACGTCTTTGAACTTTTGGTTAACGCCTGTATATGGCGAACGCCTTGAGTTGGCTTACGACAAGGACGAAATTCCAGCCCTTGCGGAAAAACGAGAAAAGAAATTTTCTTCGGTCAAAGACGCTAATTTCCTCACTCAGAATGAAAAGCGCGTTGCTACGGGATACGAAGAAAAAGAGGGTTGGGATGTTTTTGTTATGGGCAGCGGTGAAATTATTTCCGCTGATGAAGATCCATTAGAAGTTGTGGAACCTACGGAAACCCCGGAAGATCCGGAAGACCCGGCGCTAGAAGATGATCCTGCGTTGGACGAGGAAAAGAAGCTTGAGGTAAAGCTCTTTAATAACATCAACACACGAGAGAAGCGCCTAAGTGCAATTAAACAAAATCGAATTAAAGAGCGGTTGATAAAAGATTTTGAGCATGACCTTGCCGATGATTTCAGAAAACTTGAGCGCGACCTGATTGCTCTCGGGAAAGAAATCAACCCGCGTGCTTACGAGTTTGCGTTTCAGAAATACATTGACGACCACGCAAAGGAGATGGAAAAAACGCTTTCACAAAATATCAAACGCGCTACCCGAACATTCGGCGAAATGGTTTTCGATTCGGGCAAAAAGCACGTCAAAGGTTGGGAAAAGAAGGAAACGGTAAAACAGGCGTTTAAGTTTTCCCACTTTGTTGAAGACTTCACTAAGAAGAAAACGGCAAAATCTATTTCCGAAATTACAGGCACCACGCGCAAACAAGTAAGAGAGAAAACCCGTGAATTGCTTTTGAAGTATGAAGTGGACCCGCATCTTGATTTGCCTGCGGCACTCGAAAAAGAGTTTTCTGGTCTCACATCATGGCGCGCGCGCAATATCGCACGAACGGAAACCACAAGTGCCGCCAATGGTGGAAGTTTGGAAGCGGTCAAGACGCTAGAAATTCCGGGGATGCAAAAAGAATGGGTGGCCACAATTGATGATTTCACGCGGGATGACTCGGCCCACGCCAATCATGTTTTTATGAATGGGACAAGGGTCGGGCTTGACGACAAATTTACGGTGCCGCCCGATACTGACATGGAAATGCCGGGAGACCCATCGGCACCGCCGGAACAAATTTGCAATTGCAGGTGTGTGCTTGTTTACAACGCGGGTAAATAGCTATGTTGAACATCGGACCACGAAACCGCACCGGCCCCCAAGGGCCGATTGGCTTGCCGGGTGGCGACGGCGCAACCTGGCACTTTGGGTTAGGGGAACCTGGAAATGGACTCGGGAAGGTTGGAGATTTTTTCCTAAATGGGAATACGTTCGACATATTTATTCGGGTCGAGAGCGGTTGGGAATTTGTTGGAAACCTGAAAGGGCCGCGAGGACCGAAAGGGGTCAAGGGTGAGCAGGGGGAAAAGGGTGAGCCCGGTCTTAATGGGCGAGTATGGACGCGCGGGTCCGGCGGGGGCGACGTGACAAAAGGGACAATCAAAACCCTTTTTGGTGAAATTTCAACAAATCCAGGGGCTACGCAAACCGTTGTTACCTACACCGTGCCCATCGGGAAAGCGTTTGAACTATTAAAGGTTTTGATTTCAGGGCCAAACGTGGCCGACTATTTCGTCAAAGAAGACGGGGCCACAATCGCAACGTCCGGCACGGACTACTTAGAATTTGATGACACAATTCCTTTTGATCGGCGTCGATTTGAGGCGGGTCAAGTTGTTTCGGTTGACGTAAAAAATTTGGGCGCTAGCAAAGAAACCTTTAATGCCACCATTGTTGGTGACTTGTTTGGTGTTTTGTGAGCGACAGATTAAAGGGCGTTCCGCTTTATTTTTCTGACTCCCCAAACCTTGACGGTCTCGGGCGTGTGCGCATGAGCGAGTCAAGGTCAATTTTTGACATGACATTTCAGTACACCATAGCGCCAAACGACTGGAACTATACAGCCGCCGGAGCTGCCACGGTTACGCATGCTGCGCCGAGACCGGACGTAAAGCTCAGCACGACAGCCGCAAATGGTGATTCTGCTATTTTCCAGACTTACCGTTATTTCCACTATCAACCGGGGAAATGCCAGCTTGTGACGTTGTCGGGAAATTTCGGAACGGGTTTGAAAACGGGTTCCCGCCGCAGGTGGGGGCAATTTGACGCGAATAACGGATTATTTTTTGAGTTTGACGGTGCAACGCTAAACGCGGTTGTGCGGTCGAACGTAACGGGAACGCCGGTTGAAAACCGGGTTGCTCAAGCTTCTTGGAATTTGGACAAGCTCGACGGCAATGGACCGTCAGGCATCACACTCGACGTAACTAAGCAGCAAATATGGTTTATCGAGTACACTTGGTTTTCGATCGGTGCCGCTGCTTTTGGCGTTCGCATTGGACGAAAAACTATTTACGTCCACGTATTTGAACACGGAAATTCTATTGCCACCCCATATTCACAAACTGCAACGCTTCCGATACGAATAGAAAACACAAACACTGCGGCCACCTCCGGCGCGTCTGATTTGTTTTTAACCTGTGCTAGCATAATTTCGGAGGGGGACTATAACCCAGAAGGGGAATTGAGGTCCGTTGACACCGGGATAGCGTCAAAAACTTTAACTACAACGGGGGTGCGGGTCCCCCTCATTTCCCTCAGAAAAACTTCCACAAAAATAAGGGTTCCGGTTGTTTTGGCTACCATTTCGCCGTTCATTCAAACCGCCGACGATATTCTCTTTGAGATTATAAAAAATCCAACACTTACCGGGGCTGTTTGGGCCGGACCGATTTCATCAGTTGAATACGACCTCACCGCAACGGCCCTGACTGGTGGCACAAAAATTCACAGCTTTTACATGAGCGCGCAAGCAAATGGGATTTCGAGCGCTGACGTTAATGTAGACGTGTTTAGATCATTGGACGCCTGGTTAGGTGCCGATATTGCCGGTACTTCTAATATTCTCACTTTGTCGGCCACTAGCCTAACCGCCGGTGCGCAAGTATTGGCTACGGCTACTTGGAAGGAATTTGAATAATGAGCATTTTGCTTTCTGACGTAGTTAAGAATCTAATCAATGCCCACCCGAGCCACAAAGTACGCATTGACGAACTGTCTTCCTCGGTGGTTTATGTTGGATTTGCCCGAACGGCGGACATAGTTGAGAGCGATGCCAAATGGAAGATTGCAAAACTTGGTAGGGCTGGCACGAAATTCAAAATTGACTGGGCAACGGATGGCATTTTTACTTCGGTCTGGAATGATCGGTCAAGTTACTTCACCAGTGGGGCGTTGGCAAATGACTGGTCAATATCACTGGACGGCGTAAACGATTTTTTAGATTTTGGTGATCACTATACGTTCGAAATTAACGTGGCCTTTTCTTGGTCGGTGTGGCTAAAACCTACGAATACCTCGGCAATACGGCGGCTCATAGGAAAAAGCGCCCAGACCGCTGACGAGAACGGCTATCGTTTCTTTCATAATGCGAGTGGGCAGTTGCAGTCCCAACTCAGAAGCAATTCAGGCGGAACGGTTCACACTTTCACCGACTTAGTGTTGACAGCGGGCGCTTGGAATCATGTTGTTTTTACTTTTGATGGTTCTTCAAACCAAAATGGCATAAAAGCCTACTTGAACGGAACGGTGAGCGCAGTTTTACCCGCCTCGGCGGCAATGACTGGCAGTTTTGCGAACACGGCAAATCTAGTTTTTGGCTATTATCAGCGAACGCCCGGACAATATTTCACTGGCAATGTTGATGAGCTTGCGGTTTTCAATAAGGCGCTAACACAAACTGAGGTAACAGAGATTTACAACACCGGAACACCAACGGACCTCCTGAGTTTTTCCGCTTTTTCAAACATCCTTTCCTGGTGGCGCTGCGGTGACGACGATGTTTCCCCGACAATTTTAGACAACAAAGACGCAATTAATGGGACTCTTACCAATGGTCCAATATTTCAAACGGATACCCCGCCATGAGCAAATTTAAAAATGGTCGAGTTTTTATCGTCATTCTTCAAAGCGCGCTTACAAATGAGTTTTTGAATTGCTCCGTTTCCAAATCGGCAACCGATCTCCCTGCCAAAACAGTGGCTAGCGGGTCGTATTATTTGATTGAGTTTGATGAGGCAAAAGGAACGCCTTACGTTGATTTTGTTTGGTATTCGATAGACGAAATTTCTAGCGTTTGGGAAAATTTAACTTAGGGGACAAGATGAAAAAAGAAGATGTTAGCGCTGATTTAGATGCAGAATTGAGGGTCATGCTGGCAGATAAAGCGGGTAACCACAAAGCGGTCATTATGATTTTGCTTTTGCAGCTTATCCGGCTTGTTCGTGCGGTTGAGGCCAAAATCAAATAATGGAAACGAAAAACTTTGTGCCCGTAGGGGGCACAATACCAATTCAAGCGCAACTGCACGATGGGGATGAAACCCAAACGGTTGTGGTTTTAATTTTGGACCCTTTGGGAAAACAAATTGAAAGGCTTGATTTGGTGGCGGGCGTTGGTGGTCTTTATTTCACCAACTTTGCAAAAATGCCGGATTTACCTTTTGTCACGGTGCAGGCCCATGTTTTGGGTGTGGACAAAGAGGGGCAACCCTATGCCATTGTGTCTGAAAGATTTTATCAGGCACCAAAAGTTGCGCCGCCGGAAACCGTTTTGAAAGGGCGCCTGGTATTTAGTCGAGAAACCGAAAAAATAATGCAGGGGGTTTTACTTGAAACTGCAATTGTTAAATGATTTGGGCATTCCTTTTGACTTAAGTGGGGCATCGACTGTCGAATTGGTCTTGCCATACCATCGGGGAGAATTACGAAAAGCCGTTGACATTTTAGATATTGAAACCGGTATGATTAAGGCGGCGCTTACAGATTTTGAAATTCAGGGATTGAAAGACGGCACGGGCCAAACGTTTTGGGTTAGTGTGAAAAGGGAAAACAAACTTTTTACTTTTGAATTTTCAAAAACTTTAAACGTCACCATAAAAGACGGGCGAAAGGTGATTGAATGAGCAAACGCGAAATTGAATTTAAAACTTTTGGACTGAAACTTGACGCCCTCGACGCCACGGGAGTCATGCGCGGATATGCATCCACGTTTGGCAATGTCGATTTGGGCGGCGACGTGGTGGACAAAGGTGCGTTTAAAAAATCAATCAAGGAAACCGGGGGCAATTGGCCAATTCTGGCCGACCACAATCCTACCGATCACATTGGTTGGAACCTACGGGCCGAGGAGGACGAAAAGGGGCTTTTTGTTGAAAGCCAGATTGATTTGAATGTCCAAAAGGGTCGAGAAAAATACTCGCTGGCTAAAAAAGCGATGGAACTCGGCGTGAGCATGGGGCTTTCCATCGGATATATGACAATCAAGGCAGAACCCGACCGCGCCAATCCTATGATTCGGCGTTTAAAAGAACTAAAAATGTTTGAGCATTCCATTGTTACGTTTCCAATGAACACGCTCGCGGGCATCACAAGTTTGAAAGCCGCCGCGCATATTTCTGATTTGCAGCGTGTTGACGAAATTTTGCTTGCGCTGAAGCAATGGAAGAAACTCGGCTACACTAAAAAAGATTTTGAAACCGCACTTGAAAAATGTTTTCAAGCCGCAAAGAAAATGCAAGACCCGGCCTCGGCCAGTCTGGCAATTGACAATCTCATCGCAACCTTAAAGGGGTAAAAGAAATGGAACTAGAACAAAAATTTGAGGAACTGAATTTGGTCATTATGCAATTCAAAAAAGCCAATGACGAAAGGCTCGCACAGCTTGAAACAAAAGGCCGTGAGTCGGGCGAAAAAATTGAGAAAGTGGAAAAACTCAACGCCGAAATCGACCGCTTGCAGGGCGAAATTAAGGCCATTCAAACGGCCATGAATCGCCCCGGCCAAAACGGCGGCGGGAAAGAAGACTTGGACGAAAAGGCTATGAAATATAAATCCGCTTTCAACGCCTATATGCGAAAAGGCAATGACGCGGAAATCAAGGCCCTCTCGGTTGATTCTGATCCCGACGGCGGGTACACTGTCACACCGCAAGTTAGCGCTGCGGTTGTCAAAAAGGTTTTCGAATCAAGTCCGCTTCGCCAACTCGCCTCGGTTGAGACTATTTCCACCGATTCGCTGGAAATTTTGGAAGACCTCGACGAGGCGTCTAGCGGCTGGGTTGGTGAGCAACAAGCCCGAACGGAAACCAATACACCTACCCTGAAAAAGATTTCAATTCCAGTTCACGAGCTGTACGCAATGCCAAAAGCCACACAAAAACTTTTGGACGACAGCGCATGGAACATGGAAGCTTGGCTTGCCGATCACGTTTCGCGAAAATTTGCGCGAGATGAAGCAACGGCCTTTATTTCCGGTTCAGGTGTTTTGAAACCTCGCGGGATTATTACCTATGCTTCCGGCACGGCCTTTGAACAAATCGAACAAGTCATTTCTGGCCACGCCACTTTGTTTACTTCGGACGGGCTTATTGATTTGCAAGGCGCTCTCAAAGAAGACTACCAAGCCAACGCCTCTTGGCTCATGCAACGGGCTTCTATGACCGCAATTCGGAAACTGAAAAACGCCGTTTCCGGCGACTATTTGTGGCAACCCGGTTTGCAAGCGAATCAACCCGATTTGCTTTTGGGAAAACCGGTATATTTGGCCGCCGACATGGAAGCTCAAGCCGCTGGCAAACTTGCCGCCGCTTACGGGGATTTCCGTGAGGGCTATCAAATTGTTGACCGCATCGGTATCCGAGTTATCCGGGATGTTTTCACCGCTAAACCTTTTGTGTTGTTCTACACCACAAAACGTGTTGGTGGCGGCGTGAAAAATTTTGAAGCCCTCAAGCTTCAAAAGATTTCCGCCTAATCAAATTGAAATTTGCGGCCTGAATTTTCGGGCCGCTCAACTAAAACCTTTTCAGGAGAGACAAAATGTTACGAGAATTGAAATCAAGATTGAAAGAAGTTTTGGCGCTGGCACCGGCGTCCTACTCTGCGTCAACCAATGGGGTCACCGTTGACACTCAAGGACTCAGCGCCCTTGAGTTTATTTTTAATGTTGGTGCCCTTACGGCGCCGGACGGGTCAAACTATTTTGACCTGAAAATTGAGGAAAGTGACGATGACTCGGTATGGACCGCATACTCGACACTCAAAAGCCTAACCGCAGCGGGTGACGCGGCGGCTGTTTATTCTGCCAACTATGGTGGAAATAAACGATACGCACGCGCGGTTATCACCGAAACGGGAACCGCCATTGCGGTGATTGGCTGTGTTGCCGTCGGAATGTTGCAACACCAACCGTAAATTGCCAGAGCCGGGATAAGCGCGACACCACGCGCCCCCGGCTCTTTTTTGAGAGGAAAGTCTTGAAAGAAATTTACATGATTCGGTCGGAATATTCTGAAACCGACGGCCCGCCCCGGCTTTTGTTTGGGGGCTGCTATTATGACTTAACCGATACCGAAGCCAAAAGATTAGTAGAAATTGGCGCTGCGGTGTGGGGGAGGGAAACAAATGTTGAGCGAAGAGACGCTAGCCCCAATGGGGATGTCACAAAAACTGAAAACGGCCCCGGCAGCGACTCCGGTAAGCCTGTCAGAAGTGAAAGAGTTTCTGAGAATCGACCACAACGCCGAAGACACAAGCCTGACAATTCTGCTAAACGCGGCGGTGGCAAGGGTCGAAAGGTTCACAAATCTAAAACTGATTAACCAAACTTGGCTCATCTATTTCGACCATTTCCCAACTGAAAACTTTCTAAATCTTCGCGCCGGTCCGCTTTCCTCTATTACTTCTGTCAAATATTCAGACGAAAACGGAACCCAAGCCACCTTTTCGAGCGCGAATTATATTGCCCGAACAAGCGGCCAGCATGGTGAAATAATTTTGAAACTTGGCATGGTTTGGCCCGATACCGTTTTGCAAGCGCATGGTGGGGTCGAGGTTGAATGCGTTCTAGGGCATGGGGCTGCGGGTTCAAATGTTCCAGAAGCCCTACGACAAGCCGTTTTAGAGGTTTGTGCGGCTCTTTATGATGGCCGTGGCAATTCAGATGCGAAGCCAATCCCGGCAATTGCGGCGGCTCTTTGCGGCGCTTACCGAGTGGCCCCATGAACGTTGGCGAAATGAAGCAACGCATCATTATTGAAAAGAAAACCGAGACAACCGACGGGGTTGGCGGGTTCACCGCCGTTTGGTCCACGCACGTCACGGTTTTTGCACGCGTTGAAAGTGTTTCGGGAAACGAAAGAAAATTTGCGGGCCGTCTTCAAGAAGAGATAACCCACGTCATTACTTGCCGGTCAAAATCCGTTTTGAATACCACGGCGGAAATGCGTGTTTCATTCCAAAATCGGCTTTTTCAAATCAAAAGCGTTTTCAGAAAAAACGAATTGTCAGAATGGACAACAATCTTGGCGGTTGAGGGGGTGGGCACTTGAGAATTGTTTCACCCCACGGGGCTTTTGACATTGATGAAAAGCCATGGAAACGCGCTTGGGCGGCACTTGGGAAAGTAATTTTGTTTTTCACCGTCCCGATGATCGAGGACCGGTTGCACGCGTGGGTGCCCGCGCGCGGGTGCGCGCACGGTGTTCCCGTTAAATTCAAAGCCGACCGGGGGAAGTCTGCGCAATATGAAGTTGATGGGGGGTCAGAATGCGCACCCATGTAGTTTTCAAGGGGTTAAAAAAACTCAACCGCCAACTTGATCGGCTTCAAAAAGATATTGATGCCCCCGCATTAAAAGCCCTTGGCGAAGCGGCTTTACTACTTCACGGGGAAGCGGTGAAGTCCATACAGGAGCGCTCTCCTGGAAAAATTGTCAACGTCGGTGGCCGCCGAATTCAACGATCAAAACCAGGCGACCCACCAAACACACAAACGGGTCGATTAGTGAAATCAATTAGGTGGGTGCTAAATCGCACACAGAAAATAGCTACCGTCGGCTCTCGACTCAACTATGCTTTTTGGCTTGAATTCGGAACAAACAAAATGGAAGCCCGGCCTTGGCTTCGTCCGGCTTTCATCAAAATGAAAGATGCCATGGCCGAGGTTTACACAAAGGCAATAAGCGCGGCAATTAAGGGGGTGGGCCGATGACGTGGGCACCTTACGAATATCAGAAAAGAATTTTCGAAATCTTGAATACGGGCACCTTGTCGGGAAAAGTTTATGACCGCGTTCCTGACCAAAAAGCTTTCCCCTTCGCGGTGATTATGAACGCTGACGAATGGACGGATCGGGGAAGCCACACGACCGACGGCTGGGATGGGCTTTTTGAAATTCACACGTTCACCCAAGGTCTAGGCCGCAAGGCCAATTTGGATTTGCAAGCCTATATTGACGGCTTGCTTCACAATCAAAACCTTGCGGCAAACGGATGGGTTGACCTAAGCTTTAGACGTGATTTTACGACGGTTTTTATTGAAGACGACAATACAACGTTTCACGGCGTGCAACGTTATAAACTTTTAACGGGGGTTAATTATGGCTAATGAAATCGGCGGCAAGACTGTTTTGCTGCAAGCGAAAACCGGCGTTTCCGGTGCAGTTACTTTTCAAGACGCGGGCGACACGGTGACAAAGGTGGCGCATGGAAAAAATAACGGTGACGTTGTGCAATTCTCGGTGATTACCGGCACAACCGGGATTACCACAGGCACGAATTACTTTGTCATCAACAAAACCGCTGACACCTTTCAGCTCACGTCCACCATTTTCGGTTCTCCAATTGCGCTCACTACCGACGGAACCGGAACACTTGATGACGTTTTTCAAACCTTCGGCGGTCTGCGAAGTAAGTCCCTAACCGTCAGCTCTGAGAGTGTGGACGTGACCAACCATGATTCAGATGAGTGGTCCGCCAAACTTGATGGCGCTGGTATCCGTTCCGCAGCTATCTCCGGCGAGTGCGTTCTCATCGACAACCACGCGGTCATAAACAAAATTCGCACAAACTTTTTGGCGAACGTCAATACCGAATTACGAATTGTAGCCAGCGTGTCCGGGTCTTACTACCAAGGAATGTTCAAGCTCACTGAGTTTGGGTTGTCCGGCGACTACAACGGCGAAGCAACTACCTCTATTAGCGCCGAGTCGAGCGGTGCTGTTACCTACACGGCGGTGTAAACATGGTTGATTTTAAGCGTGAAATGGAAATCAACTTGGGCGAACGTTCTTTCAAATTGAAAGGCACGTTTGACGCTTTGAGCACCATGCAAAGCGAGTGTGGTTTTTCTATGGCCGAAATTACGCAGATGTTGGCCGACAAAAAAGCCCCATTGCAAGTTTATTCCGCCATCATTTTCGGGGGCATTGTTGGTGCAGGAAACCCCGAAAAAATCACGCACAAGGAAGTGCAAGAATTAGTTTTCGAATTTGGAATTTTGGGCGTTGCCCCGATGGCGGTAAATTTCTTTTTACTCTGTATCAAGAAAAATCCGAAGTTTGAGGGTGACCCCGAAAAAAACGCGGTGCCCGCGCAAGCGGGCCAACCGATGACCTAAAAAACTTTTTTCAGGTTGCAGTCTGCGACCTGAAAATATCACCTTCGGAGTTTTGGAAAATGACCCCGGGGGAATTTTGGGCGGTGTATGACCGCCAAAGCGGCGCCGAAGAGAGGGCCGGATTGATTAAAGACGTTAGGGCAATGGCCAAAGCGGTGGGGGCAAAGGGTGGGAACTGAATTAGAAGAGTTACTCATACAACTCAAGGCCGATAATGAGGAATTTAAGTCGGCCTTGAAGTCGTCACAAGGCGACCTGAACAAAGCCACCGATGCCATGACCCGCGCGGTGGAAGATTTTTCCAAAAAATCTCAGGGCGGTTTTAGAGTTTCCCAAATGGCCTTTGCGTCGTTTGTCGGAAATATTGCCAGCGACCTCACCCAAAAAGCTCTCGGTGCAATTTTTGATCTAGGTAAGGCCCTTATATCCGAGGGCGTGCAGGGCGCCATTGAAGCTGAAAAAGCGTCAGCGCTTTTAGGAAATGCCTTTAGACTTGCGGGAATGGACGCGGAAACGTCCACAAAACAGTTTAAAGCCTTTGCCGAGGGGCTTGCGAGCACAACTGCTTTTGAAGATGACACCATAGTAAAAACGGGCGCGATGATTCAAAGCCTTGCACGTCTTGACCAAGAAGGATTGCAGCGTGCTACCGCAGCGGCGGCAAATTTCGCGGCGGCTACCGGGAAAGACATTAGCGAGGTTACGCAAGCTGTCGGCAAAGCGATGGGCGGCCAAATCTCCGCGCTTTCGCGTCTCGGCATTCATTTGGAAGACACTGGGAGCAAATCAAAGAACGCAGCACTTGCCCTTGAAACCTTAGAAGCGCGTTTTGGGGGCTCCGCGCAAGCCGCCGTTAGAACTTTTGCGGGCGCGCTTTCGCAAAGCCGAAACGCCTTTGGTGATATGGCCAAGGAAGTCGGAAATTTGGTTGTGCAAAATCCCGTAGTAATAGCCGGGCTTAATCAACTAACTAAAATTTTCCGAGAATTTAAAGAAGCCGTCTCGGCCAATTCCGGCGAGCTGCAATACTTCGTGAGCGCCGGTCTGATATTCGCTGTCGATGCGGCCACCCTTTTTCTGGCCTCACTTGACCAAATCATGCGCGCCATTGAGGGCACAATTGAGGTTTTGGGCGGCTTGGTTCAGGGGTTAGTCGATACCGGGCAAGCTTTTTACGACTTGGTAACCTTTGCTGGACTTGATGAGGTCAAAAAAGATTTTGAAGAAACCGGCAATATTGTTGACGCTTTCAAAGAGACAATATCGGGTGATTCGACCCTTTCAAATCTAGGTGTCAAAACCGCTGAATTAAGTCAGGCGATGGAAAAAGCCTTTGACCCCACCAATCCCGTAAACTTTAAGAAAAAAGTTGATGAAACAAACGACACCCTTGGCACAACCGCCAAAGAACTAACCGCCGCGCAAGAAGCAGCAAAAGCCTTTGGTGAGGCGCTGCTAAAAAAATCTCAAGATCCAAACGAAGATTTTAAGGCCCGTTCCGATCTATTAAAAGCTTCGCGTGAGCAAGACATAATTACCGATGAGGTTTATTTCCAACAAAAAAATGAAATGCTCGCGGAGCAATTTGCGCTTGAAAATCAAATGCTGCAAGATGCGCGTGCAACCTCACTTCAAAGTGAAACCGATTATAACGCCGCAAGCTTGCAATTGGCGCAACAACAAACGGCGGCAAAATTGGCACTTGCCAAAGAGGAAAACGACCGCAAAAAAGAATTGGACAAAGAACGGACGGCCAACATTTCTTCAAGTTTGAGCGCCATTTCCTCGTTGCAAAACGCCCACTCAAAAGAATTGGTGGCCGTGGGGCGTGCCGCCGGAACCGCCGAGGCGATTATTTCGGGGCAGGTGGCCATTCAAAAAGCGTGGGCCGTTGGTGGTCCATTCGGGGCGGTGTTGGCCGCAGGCGTTGCCGCCGCCACCGCCGTCCAAATTGCGCGCATTCAAGGTGTGCAATTAGCAGGCGGCGTCGATTCGGTGCCCGGTTTTGGAAACCGCGATTCAGTTCCCGCAATGCTGACGCCCGGTGAAAGGGTCGTGCCAAAGAACACCAATGCCGACTTAAAAGATTTTCTGGCCAACCAAAACGAGCCCCGCACGGTGGTAAACAACACTTTCAACATTTCCGCAGACCCAAACGACGGCGAAAAACTTGTACGCATTATCAATGACGCCCTTTCAAGGGGCGCATTCAGGGGAGCTTTCGCATGAGCTTTTTGACTACTCGCTCATCTTTTTTCTATGGTTTCACCGTAACCAGGGACAACCAAAATATTGATTTCAATGAGGGGGGCTCACCTCTTTTGGCCGTCTTGAATATTGGCGCCTATTCCGCCACTGAATTTGTGGCGGAAATAAAGCGCGCCATGGACGCTGCGGGCGCTCTTACCTATACCGTCACTTTCAATCGTTCTACTCGTAAAATCACAATTGCAGCGACGGGAACCTTTGCCCTTCTGTGCAATTCCGGTTCACACGTTGGGTCGAGTCCCTGGACGCTTTCAGGATTTTCAACGGCATCAGATAAAACCGCCGCCGCTACCTATACCGGGGAAAATGTAGCGGGGTCGGAATACCGACCGCAGGCCGTGCTCAAGGACTATATTTCGCCGGACCATTTCAAGCTGAAAGAGTTTGCAAGGGTGAATGTGGCTACCGACGGCACCACACAAATGGTGGACTTTGGAACTACAACCCGCTTTCAAGGAAACATTTGGCAAGTGACAGATAGGACGGTCCCAACGGGCGCGACATGGGAGACCCAAGCAAGCGCCATCAGCAACACTATTTCGTTTTTGGATTTTCTCATCACCAAGGGCAAGGTGGAATTTATGCCCGATAGGGCTACGCCTGCGACATTTCACAAAGCGATTTTAGAACGCACGGAGCAATCTGGAAATGGGACGCAATATCAATTACAAGAATTTGACGCGAAAGATTTTTATCAAACGGGCCGCATGGTGTTTAGGGTTCTAGCGTAGGGGGATGCAATGGGCGTTTCAGATGGACAAGTAGCGACAGGGGCAACATTCAACGCCGGGTTACTTTCAAAAAATTCAAACGACACAAAAACGGGAAACCTCGGGCTCAATTCCCCGGACGTTAACGCTGGAGATGCTATTGCCGATAGTGACGGCGGGGTGCAGAGATTTTTGAATGCTGTCAAAAGCGCCGTAGGTATTCCCCTAGCCAGTATTAAAACCTATATTTTACCTTGGTCCACCAATATCGTCGGCAATTCAACGGACACCGTGAAAGAGCGAGGGGAATTTCTGACATTGAAATTTCGCGGGACCGCAGGACAAGGTCATGCGCACGCGGGCACGGACGGAGACAGCGAAAAAGTAGACGCCGCAAATCTCAAAAACGTGAACAACTTTTTCGGCATTCGTCAGGAGTTTACGAAAACCGGCGTCACGGGTGGAAGTGCCGACGTTTCCGCCGTAATGAGCGGGCGCACGGCGGGGGGCGGGTCTGCGGTTGCAGGTGTTGTAACCTCGGCCCCTTATAACCGCTGTATTTTGCGTGACAATACAAACGGGGATTTTTTCGAAGACGCCGACGGCGACCGTATTTTGGGGCTATTAACCGAAAGTGGCGGCACCTGGACTTTGACGTTTGTTTCTGATGACGGGAGTGATACGCCCTATTCTTTCGCCGTTTCTACTGACATGAAATTTTACCCTATCGAGGTATTCAACCAAAACACACGGCCAACTTTGGCCCCCGATGTTGGCGTCATTGGTTCTAGCCAAGCGACAAGCGATGTGGTAGACGCCACCGGCACCATTGCCGGAAAGGTTTCAACGACAGCACAAACTTTTGGTGGGGCAAAAACATTTCTGGCCGCACCAATTTTGGATTCTCTAACAGCGGGCGCGGTTTTATTTTTAAGTGCTGGCAAAGCCGTGGCCGCAGAAGTAACAAAATTTTTCTGGGATGCCACAAATTTCCGCCTTGGTGTTGGAACAAATTCCCCCGCCGTTTCTTTAGACGTTTCAGGCGACACCGCCGAAAGACGTTTCGCTCAAGCTACGACGGCCACTATTACTGCACTTGACACCGCTGGGAAAAGCTTCATTGGTTTTACGGGCTCGACCGCAACGGAGCTGCAAGGGATTGCGAACGGGGCCGATGGCAAAAATCTTGAATTGCACAACGAGGCGAGCGCAGCGGTTACAATTAAACACGAAAACGCAGGAGCCAGTGCCGCAAATCGAATTTACACGCCCGACGGTCTTGATTTTTCTTTGCCACAGAATAAAGCGGTGCGGTTGAAATACAACGCCACCCTTTCTAGGTGGTTGATTTGCAAAGCACCAAATCAGTCTCCCCTCACAACTAAGGGGGATTTATGGACGTTTTCAACGGTTGACGCGCGCTTAGGAGTTGGAACCGATGGCTATGTTCTGCAAGCCGATTCCACACAAACCACGGGGCTAAAATGGGCGGCCCCCGGAAGTACCGGCGCAATTCCGACCGGTATAATGATGGACTACGCCGGGGCCGCCGCGCCTTCTGGGTGGGTCTTGGCTTCTGGCCGCACCATTGGTTCAGTAGCCTCAAGCGCAACGGAACGCGCAAACGCTGACACTGAAACGCTCTTTACTTTGTTGTGGCTCGAATACTCAAACTCGCTTTTGCCAATTGAGGATTCTACGGGAACACCGACAACACGCGGGGTTTCCGCCGCCGCTGACTTTGCTGCAAACAAAAGGATGCCTCTGCTAGATATGCGTGGTCGTGTTGCCGCTGGCAAAGACGATATGGGCGGAACCGCTGCGAATAGGCTAACATCGGGTGGGTCCGGCATTGCGGGTACAACACTCGGCGCAAGTGGTGGAACACAAACGCACACTATGGTTAGCGGTGAAATGCCATCGCACACGCACGTACAGGATGCACACGGGCACTATGTTGATACGTCATCAGGGACGGCGACTTATTTCGCGCTAACTCTTACGACTGGTGACACTTTATCGTCACAAAACACACATCCAATAAATGCAACAACCGCAACGAACCAAAACACCGGCGGGGGTGGAGCGCATCAAAACACGCAACCAACAATGACCTGGACTAAAATCATAAAACTATGAAATGGGTTTTGCTCACTCTCTTTTTCCTCAATCTCTTTTTCCTCTTAATGGTGGTTTATGGACAACCAGGCTTTTGAATTGTTGCTTGCCCGTTTTGACTCCGTAGACCGGCAATTAGAAGCGGGCACCGAAAGAATGGACAAAATGCAGGAACGTCTTGACGAATTGTGGGGGATTAGGCGCGTGGTTTTGTTTGTTGTAACCGTAGCGGGCACCATAGGCGGCGCGTTGTTTTCGTTTTTCCTGAATTTGTTTGCGCGCGGCTCGCCCTAGTGATTAGACTTTTTGTGGCAATAACGCCTTACTAAAGGAAAAGAGAAAATGGAAAAACCTTTTGATTTGAAAGCCCTTGTTGAAAAAATGAAAGGCCACGGCCTAGAACTGGGCGAAGACGCCGCAAAGCTTGTGGTTGAATCGACCCTTGATTGGGTGGCCGAAAGTGTTGTGTTAACACCAAACAAAGCCGATGACTTCGCACTTGTAATCATTCCCGCCGTTAAACCCTTTGTCATGGCTCAACTTGACAAAATTGATGGCAAGGAAGGGTAAAACATGGCGGCCCGGCTAATTGCTTTTTTAGGTGGCATTTTTGTTGGGCCGCTCAAATCTTTAGGCGCTTGGCTTGTTTCGGTTTTGGTCGAAATTGGTTTCAAAAAAATAATGGAACTAATTGAAGACTGGAAACAAGCCAGAGCCGACCAAAAAGTTATAGCCGAAGAGAAAAAGAAAATGGCGGCAAGTGTGGAAGAGTATCGGGCCGTTTTGAAAGCGTCCCGGGAGGAAAGGCGGAAACGTGCGCTTGGTGTTCTTAATAGCCCTAACAACCCTCAACCTTAGTTGTGTCGGATTTCCAGAACTACCCGACCTGCACCCGTTTGATGTCGATATTGAACACGGCGTTTGTGGGGAATTTCGCGTGGTGGACAAAGAAAAATTGACGTTTGAATGGGTGGCCGACCATGATCTAAGCAAATGCAACGGATTTTTCGCCCTAAGCCCCGAAGACATGAATGCGTTAAAATCTTACTTGAAGGAAGCGCGTCGGACATGGGAAAAGAAGTGCAAATAATCTTACCAGATTGGGTTGCGATTGCCATGCGAGACGTTGGCATCACTGAAATTAAAGGTGCCGCGCACAGCGAGCGCATTTTAAAAATGCATTCTTACACTTCCTATCAAGCTCACGACGACGAAACCGCGTGGTGTGCCGCTGCGGTTTGCGCGTGGCTTGAAGAAAGCGGCATAAAGTCCCCCAAATCGGCCAGAGCTTTAGATTTTTTGAAATGGGGGACGGCTACCAACCCACCGAGTTTGGGTTGCATTTTGGTTTTAAAGCGCACCATAAACGTTGCAGGTGCCCCGCTTGCGGGCCACGTTGGCCTGTATGTTGGTGAAGAGAGCGGTTTCTACTGGGTTTTAGGCGGCAATCAGCGAGACATGGTAACTTATTCGCGTTTTCCAAAAGACCTTTTAATTTCCGCGCGTGTGCCGCTGTGAGGACTGCATGGCCACCCTAACCACTGAGGCAAAAAACGCCGCCAAAGAAATCAATGTCAAACCTAACGTTGTGCTGAAAATTGACGGCTACTCAAAACGATTTTCAAACGTCGCAATACAGAGGTACATTCGAATTGGTGACCCCGGACTTGTTATTGGCCCGGACTGGAAAATTGGCGGGTACACACTTTTAGAAGATCAGCACAATTGGCTTTTATTCAACCAAGGATCGACAACTAAAATTTCCCAAACCGTTCAACCCGACCGGGGCCAGGCAAGCGGTGTTGCCCGCATGGTTGTGGTCTTAATGGACAAGGATGAGGAAATCTCAAAACTCATTTCACCCGGGCAAGAATTGGCCGACATTTTGGCGCGTGGGTGTGAAATCGAATTGGGTTTCGAAAGCGTTGTCTACCCCGATAGCTATGTGACAATCATTCGGGGAATTTTTGAAACGGTTGAAAGTGGCGCGGGCTATGTGATCTTCGCCATAAACCAAGTTGAAGACCAAAAAAATCGCCCCTTTGCGCAGGAAAAAACTGCCAAGCTTGGGGCCAATATAACCGACATTTCAAGTGCCGATATTCCGGTTGATGACACTTCTATTTTCCCCGTTCCAACAGCCGACACAACGCTTAGCTTTGCCGCCCGTATTGGTGATGAACTAATCCTTTACACTGGCAAAACCGCAACTCACCTAACGGGCATTACACGCGCTTATTTTGGGACCACGGCGTCAGCGCATTCGCTTGATGACGACGTAACGCCCTATTACCGCATTCAAGGTCTTGCAATTGAAATTGCCCTAAAAATGATGCTGTCCGGCTGGCAAGGACCCTACGCAACCGGCGTTGCAATAAAAAACTTCCGTCAGATTGACCCCGCCACCAATTTTGAAAATGCTATTTTCTTTGATGGCGTTGACCTGTTAAGAGATTGGGGCGTTTGCCCTGGTACACTAATGACGGTGACCGGCGCCACAAATGGCGCAAACAACTTTTCAAGTCTAGCGGTTTCAGAGGTTGTCAAAACTCTAGAGGGGTCATACCTAACAATAGAGGGGCAAACCTTCGTAACCGAATTGGGAACCGGCGCCGTAGCGGCCTTTCGCTCTGAATATGATACTTGGGGAGCGTTTGGACTTGCGCTTTCCCAGCGCGACGTGGACATAGAAACCCACAAGCTTTATTTAGAGCGTTATCTTGGCGGGTATGATTTAGATTTCATGGAAAAGGCAATTCCAAACGTAAAAACATTTCTAGATCAACAAATTTATTTACCCGCCCCGGCGTTTTCAATCCCAAAATTCGGGAAGGCATCAATGGCCTTTTTTGCGCCGCCACTTCCTACCGATGACGTGCCTATTTTAGACAAACCAAACGTACAAGACCCCGACAAAATCAAGATTGCACGTTCCCTTTCAAATAACTTTGCCAACGCCGTGGAATTTCGTTTTGACCATGACCCAATCAAGGGCGAGTTTAAGAGTTTTTACACGCAGGAATCGGCGCAATCTTTGGCTCAGATAAAAACAAAACCAAAACCCATGGTCATTGAAAGCCGGGGAATGCGAGAAAGCTTGGCGGGGAGTACAATTGCGGCAGCGGCTTCAAATCGAATACTCTCCCGCTACCAATTTGGTGCCGAATATCTTAAGGGCGTTTCTTTGCTCTATGGCGTTGGCTACCCATTAGAAATGGGCCAAGTTGTTGAATGGGACACCAACGGGCTAAATGTAACCAACTTTGGAACTGGAAATCGCGACGGAAAAAAAGTATTGGTGGAAGTGCTCAACAAGTCACTTGACATCGCAAACGCAGAAATTACGGTGGACCTAATCAATACCGTTTTTGGAATTGGAACACGCTTTGCCACATGGGGGCCGTCTTCACAAACAAAAGCGGGTTCAACGTCTTCAATTTTGAAATTGAAAAGATCCTTTGGAACCAAGACCTACCAAACCGAAGGGCGCAAGTGGGTTGATTTTGTGGGTCTAAAAATCTTGGTCCATAATGAAGATTTCACAACAAGTGGCGAGGCCACCATTGCGAGCGTTTACAACGCGGAAAATTCATCCATCACGCTCACCGCCCCTTTAGGTTTCACGCCGGGCGAAGACTACATAATTGATTTAGCCAATTTTCCAAACAACACCGACCCACTAGATCAGGAGCGCGCGAAACAACGCCATATTTTTTGGTCACCCAACCCGCTTGTTGCAACCGGAATTTCGCAAACACAATTTACCGTGGCGGCCCCCGACGTGGCAAATTTCAAGGTGGGGTTCCCCCTCATTGTCCACAATGAAGACTATTCAATTTCAAACTCAACGGAAGTAAAAATTTTAGACATAACCGGGACCACAATCACAACCGACGCGGCATTGGGATTCACGCCGTCAACTGGAATGATTTGCGACTTGTTGGGGTTCCCCGATAGCTCTGAGTGCTATCGGTTCACATAGGGGGAAGCAATGACCTGGATAAGCGACTCAAAAAAACTAATCACAACGGAAGCCACCAAATATTTGGCCGCAGGAAGTGAATCAATCATGCAGCGGATTGGGGGCTCAGTCAATTGGCTCATAAACAACCGCGATTTTGCTGTTTACGATTTCACGGCAAACGGAAATTTCACCGTTCCCGCTGGCATCAATTCTGTTTTCG